GAGGAAGAAGTTCGAAGAGGAGAGAAATCAAAATAAGTCAGAAGAGACAAAATCATTTGAGAAAGTGTTTGAAATTCTAAATTCAAAGATGAAGGAATGTGATAATAAAATGAATGAGTATAAATTATTAATGACTCCAGTAAATGAACAAGAACATTCAATAGAAAATTTCTTTAGAAACTATTGTAATATAGATAATGAAAAAAGTGTAGAAGGTACTAAAGATTTATATGAAACATACAAATCATATATGAATGATGGTGATAAAGAGGAAATTTCATTCAAAGATTTCAAAGATTTTATTTGTAGTAAAGGAGTTAAAATAAAGGGTAATACAAAATATAAAAAAATTGGAGATAGATCAGAAACATCAAATCCAACTTCTTGTTTTATAGGAATTAAGTATAATAATAAATATAGTAATAAGAAGGAGTAAGTAGTAATTTAATATACTGATATATAATACTAACTAATTATCTTTGTAAAAAAATTATAAAAAAATAAAAAAAAATAATTTAAATATTTTATCTTTTACTATTGTAATAAAAGATAAAATGCCTGATTACTCTAATTCTAAAATTTACTGTATCAAATCATCTCAAAATCCTAAAATATATATTGGAGCTACTGTAAAACGCTTATGTGAAAGGATGTCACAACATAAATCTATATATCAAAAGTGGTGCTTTAGCGGTCAATCTACTCCTGCAGAAGATGTGTTTGAACTTTTGAAGTACAATGATTGTTCTATTCAATTAATGGAGAAAGTGGAGTGCAAATGTAAAGACGAGTTAAATGCTAAACTCCAGCATTATTTAACTGAATATAAAGAAACATGTATTAATCGTCCTAAAGAAAAAGTTATTAATCCTAATGCAAAGAAAAGAGGAAGAAAACCTAAAACAATTGACCCATCAGAATAAAAAAAATAATAAAAAATTTTATACAAGATAAAATAAGTTATATCAAGGTTGTTTACAATACTACAGATTTATACAAAACTAATGATATTTAAGTTAACTCATAGTTAAATACAACACTACAGATAAGATTAAGTTAACTCATAGTTAAATACATTAAATAAATTTTAACAATATCGATATTGTTAAAATTTGCCTCAAGGTTAACTCATAGTTAATTCATTTTTACATTAAGTTAAATAACAATTAGTTAATAGTTGTTTACATGTTTACAAGATTTTTATCAAATCTATCAAAAAAAATTTTTTACAAGATTTTTTAAACATCTTAAAAAATCTTACTTTCTTTTTTTCTCTTTTTTACAAAAAAATTAATTTAATCTTTCCTATTATTTAAAATGTCGTTATACGTAAAATCTAATGTCAATGACCTTGAACCTTATCACACCTATCTCGATCTCACTGTTATAAACAATGATAGATCTGTTAACACCAGTCCTGTTCCTCTCCAATTCAGTGAAATGAGAACTAATCCAATTCTTATGAATCCTTCTGAGTACTTTATGAGTATTGTAAGATTTTCTTTACAAACTCCATCTCTGCCTCTATTCATTCCTCAAATTCAAACAGGTCAAAGTGATCCCAATAAAACCGTTTATAAAGTTTCAATGAGTTATGATGTATCAGGATATGGAACTGTTGACGCTTCTCAAAATGTAATCTTTGTAACTGAGAATCCATTTGAATCAACGCCTCCTGCTCCTACAACAGCACAAACCATTAATAATAGTTATTATTATGTTAATAATCTTAATACTTTTGTCAATCAAGTTAATACTGCATTTGTTAACTGTTATAACACATTAAACGCAGCTGTAACTGCTGTTGGTGGCACTCTTCCATCATCTGAAAAACCAGTATTGGAATACGATCCCACAAATGATACAGCTATTCTCAATGCAGATGTATCAGGTTACAACGACTTAACAAATGACTATATCAAGGTTTATTTTAATACTTCATTGTATAACTTATTTAACTCTTTTGAAGCAATTAATAATGGATTTTCTGATCCTTATGGTAAAAATTATAGACTCCGTATATATCCTTATACTTATGAATTTAATATCTATGAAGTTGCATCATCAGGAGTTAATCTATGTCAAATGTATCAAAACTTTCCTACTCTTAAAGCTATGTGTAATCCTGTTGAGTCTATCGTATTTACAACTGGTATGATTCCTGTTAATCAAACACTTATATCTTCTCCAGTTGTATTTGGTTCTGATGGTAACTACGGTTCTGTTGCTAATAATGATAACTTGACTCCTCAATTGACAGATTTCATTGTTCCTGTAGAGGGTCTTGAATCATATAAACCTGTCGTATATTACAACGCAACTAAATATCGTTTGAAAGATATGAGAGGAAATAGTCCTTTATCAGGTGTCAATATGGCAATCTTTTGGAAGACAAGATTTGGAACACTTATTCCATTTTTGCTTTCACAAGGTTGCTCTGCTGATGTAAAGATTATGTTTAGACGTAAAGAGTACAATATCCCCATTCATAAATTTTCTTAAATTTTCTTAAATTTTATCTTAAAATTTTATCTTAAAAATTTTATTATAAATTTTATATTTTTTTTTTATAATATCTTACACTTATTATAAAAAAATGTCAGCAGATTTTAAAACTTCTCTCGTCGTTGATCCTCGTCTTTTGGTTACTGACCAAATCGATTATGCCGTAGTTAAAGGTGCCCAGCAAATGAACTGTCAACAATATGAGGCCAACTCCAAGTCAACCTCTTCTCTTGTATTTTCTATCAATCTTCCCTCTGAACAAACAATCGTAGATCGTAGAATTCTTTTGAGAACTCGCTTTACACTCAAAATTGTTGGTACTCCCACTAATGGAAATTATCTTCTTAACTTGGGTACTACTGATGCTCTTTCTCAATTTCCTATTATGAGATCTTTTACAACTATGACTATGACATTAAACAATAACTCTCTCACTCTCAACTCTCAAGATGTAATCGATTGTCTTATGAGATCTCTTTCTCAAGAAGAACTCGCCTCATATAATGGCATGTGTCCTAACTATCAAGATACTTATGCCAATTATGCTGATGGTGTAAATGCTATTAACAACCCTAACGGTTCTTATGTAAACTCTACTTCTCAGTATCAAATGCCTCGCGGTGCTTTTGGTCAAGTCCTTTCTATTACAGGAAACTCTGTTGGTGATGGTGCTACTCAAAAGACTGTATATGTTCAATTTGAAACTGTTGAACCCATTATTGTTTCTCCTGCCATTTTCTCTAATCCTGTATCAAACGCTCAAGGTATGTATGGTTTGATTACTGCCAACTTCATTTTCAACTTTGCAGCTAATGCCAATAGAACTATTCGTATTGGTTCTACTGATGCTATTACAACTGTATCTTCCACTACTTTCGAAAGTATTGATGACGCTCAACTTTTGTTTAACTTTTTGACTCCTCAGTCAGATCAACTCCTCAGTGCGAGAAACTGTGTTCCTTATCAAGAATTTCAACGTTATATCCAGTCTTATTCTAATGGTATTGCAGGATTGACAGCTGCTTCTCGAGATGCCACTACTGGTATCATTACTCCTACTAAAGCAACCTTGAATTCTACTACTGTACAACTTCCTTATATTCCTGATAAACTCTTTGTATACGTTCGTAAAGGTCTTGGTAAACAAACTGCACGTGATAGCGATTCTTTCCTTGCTATTAAGAAAATCTCTATTAACTTTAATAACTCAAGTGGTATTTTGTCTTCTGCTAACCAATCTGATCTTTATAAATTCACTAAAAATGCTGGTTTGAATAGTAACTGGCAAGAGTTTACTGGTCATTCTTGGATTGCTACTCCCTCAGGTGGTAAGCATGTACCTACTGTTGGTTCAATCCTTGCTCTTAACTTTGGTGAGGCAATTCAAATCTCTGATCCTTTCTACGCTGTTGGTTCTTTGGGTTCTTTCCAATTGCAATTTACTATTGATGTTGAGAACTGGAATCCTGATGTAGATTATTCTTCTTCAAACACTGCTCCTGAACTTGTTTTCGTTACTCTTGGATCAGGTGTATGTGCTCTTGAAAGAGGTACTTCATCTGTATATCTTGGTTTGCTTTCTAAATCTCAAGTTCTCGAGACCTCACAACAAGAAGCACACTCTTTGTCTCAAGTTCATCGTTCTATTGGCGGTGGTTTCTTTGACAGAATTGCCTCTGTAGCTGGTAAGATTCTACCCAAAGCTTTGCCAATTGCAAAGGCAGTTTTGGGTCAAATTGATAATCCCTTAGCTCAAAAAGGAGCAGAGTTGTTGGGATCTCTCGGAATGGGTCGCTCAGGTGGTGCTAAATCCAAATTGTCTTCTCGTTTGATGTAATTTTTTTAACAAAATAATTTATAAGTGAAAATTTTTTTAGATTTTTTTTATATTTTGTAATATAAAAAAATGTCCCTCGCTCAAGCATCTCTTCAACAAAACGGTTTTATTAAGAAAGAATTCACTACTGCTGGTGCTGTTACATCCCAATTTGTGGTAGATAAGTCTGTAGCTGCTAAGTCAATGGTTGTATCTTCTTGTTATGATTTGTCTCAAAATCCTGCCAATGCTTATGTCTCTGATTGTTCTGCTGGTTTTGGTTTTCTTGTAAACAAAGACGCAGCTGATATTGGTAATAAGTATGTGTACTATTTGTATTAATTTAATAAAGTTTTTTTTTTATTTTTGTTTTGATATATCAATATATGTCAAAACAACAAGAAGTTAAAGAAGATAAAGAAGTTAAAGAAGTTAAAGAAGAGATTAGTCTCACAGAGATCCCAAGAATCTCTAAAATTAATATTAATACAAATGAACATGTAATCGATATTGATAAAATTACTCCTATTACTCCAAAGACGAAAAACTCTATTGACAATGAATGGAATGTAGGATGTTTTAAACTTGATAGAAGATGTATTGTTTACTTTAGTCAGATGACTATTTTAGCTACAGTAATTGGAGTTAGTTTATATCAAGTTAGTACAACATCTGAAAATCAAACCTTTTGGGTTGGTCTGTTAAGTAGTTGTTGCGGTATAATCGCGCCTCAACCCAAGTTGAAAAATAAGGACAAATCTTAAATTTAATTGATTTAAAACATAAAAAAACATATAATAACATAACATATAAACTACCCAAAACATGCCTGACTACTCAAAGGGAAAGATATACAAGGTTGTTGATAATGGTTATACAAAATCTTACATAGGTTCAACAACACAACGTTTATCAGTTAGAATGGCACAGCATAGAAGAAAATACAAACTTTACAAAGAACAGAAATTCAGTTACACAAGTGTTTTTGATATATTTAATGAGTATGGTGTTGAAAATTGTAAGATTGAGTTAATTGAAGAAGTAACTTGTGAGAATAAACAACAATTATTTAGAAGAGAAGGTGAAATAATAAGAATAACTGAATGTGTAAATAAAAATATTCCTGGAAGAACTAAGCAAGAATATCGCGATGAAAATAAAGAAATGATAAAGCAAATGAAAAAAAAATATTATAATGATTATTATAATGAAAACAAAGAACAAATAGCACAAAAAAATAAAGAATACAGAGAAGAACACAAAGAAGAATTAGCACAAAAAGCAAAACAATACAGAGAAGAACACAAAGAAGAATTAGCACAAAAAAAGAAAGAATATAGAGAAGAAAACAAAGAACAAATAGCACAAAAAAAGAAAAAATATTATGAAGACAATAAAGAAGAAATATTAGCAAAACAGAAAAAATCTTATGAAGACAATAAAGAAGAAATAGCACAAAAAAGTAAAGAATATAGAGAAAAAAATAAAGAAGTAATCAAACAAAGAAAGAAAGATTATTATGAGAAAAATAAAGACGAAATACACAAACAAATTGTCTGTGAGAAATGTGGAAGACTTACAAGTAAACAACATCTAAAAAGACACCAAAAAAGTCATTTATGTGAAGGATAATAAAATTATCATAATAGTACAATAAAAAATTAAAAAAAATAAAAAAATAATTATCTTTTAGAAATATTACAAAAATGACATCAATCGAAAACAACCTCATTAATGATGATATGGTTTGCAAAGTCATTCAAACTGTTTATCTTGTTAATCTCATTAAGGATGTGACCAATAAAAAGAGAAAAATCAATGAATTAAATCCTGAAGAATTTCTTAAAGTTTCAGAACTTATCAGAGATGAAATCACTGAATTCAATCTTGATCTTGTAGATGATATTATTTGTAATATTGCACATACTCGATTTGAAGAATATTCTAATTATATTGTTGTAAACACTTATTACTATTTGCATCTCTTTCATAAGATGATTGAACTTACACAAGTACAAAAAGATAAGTGGATAAGATATTTGAATGCAACTAATATCAATATTGTAGATATTAGGATGAAAGAAACATTGATCAATCTTATTAGGTATGATATTAAAACATGTGAAGAGGAGGAAAAAAAATCAGCGACGGATGAAGAATCTAAATAAAACTGTTTTTATACTTTATTGAGGTAATGGTTGTGTTGTTACATTACAATACTTGTTAAAAAATTCTTGTTGATTTTTATTTAGTTCTTCACCCTTTGCAACCCTAAGTATTAAACAACTTAAATACTTCATTCTCGCTTTTGTAACACTTGAAGCAAACGATCGTTGTTGTGTCATATTAATTACTCTTTTATAAGATAAATAAAGAAAAAATAAAAATAAATAAAATTCACTATCACAAATAAAAAAACTTAATTTTTTTATTTGTTTTCTTGTCTTATTATTAAAATGTACGCAAATAAATACGGTGAACAAATCGTAAGCGATCTTGATACTATTAACAAGAGAAAGGTAAAATCAATGCCTTTGTCTCAATTTAATGCTGAAGGAGAAATGAGAGGAAGTGGTATGAACGCTCGTCCTGTTGGCGGAAGAAGAAAAAAGAAATCTATGGAAGGTGAAGGATTTCTTGATTTTATGGAGGATTTCGGAAAAGGTTTCATTAAAGGCTTTACTGGAGCAGCTGATGTTGCAGGAAAAGTACTTCCCGTCGTTGCTCCTTTTATTGGTTTGGGAAAGGGACAAAAGGGACAAAAGAAATATACTAAAAAATCTCAAAAACAATTGGAGTGTTCTTGTATGGGAGGAAGCGGATATGGTGCTTCAACTTTTAGAGATACTGGATTTGAATCAACCCTTGGTGCAAAGGGTAAAGTAGGTGGTATCAAGAATATGAAGCAAATAACAATGAAGGACTTAGGTATTGTTCCATTTATTAAACCAATGGATACCAAACAATTTGAAGATAAAAATATAGGTCGTCCTTCAAAAAAAATGCAAGGTGAAGGTATCTTGGGTGATATAGGTGGTATTGTTGATGGTATATTCGGTCTTGGAGCACCTGTCAAGAAGTCAAAGAAGTCAAAGAAAATGACTCTTAGAGATCTTGAAATGATGGGTAAGAAAGTCCCTGATAGAATTGTAGATAAGGCACAATTGCCTGGCTCTCTAATGGTTGGAAGTGGTATTGCTGGTGGTCGAAGAACTGAAGAAAGAGGAGATTTCAGTGGAATGGGATTTAGTGGAGGAATGGGAAAGAGACTTGGAGAAGGATCA